GATTCGAGGAAGATTCGCCGCCAGTCCATAGAGTCGTTCGTCGCTCAATCCGGTACCGTCGACGTGTAGCCAATGTCCCACTTCGGCAATGCGTTCCGACTTCCTACGCAATCGATCGCATACTTCGCAAACGGACCACCAAAGCAACCAAGAGGCCGTTAGTGTAAACCCGACACGAAGCCTCCTTTCCGCCCAATCCCTTACCGCAAGGAGGAGTTCAGGCGTTGGCGTTGTCCCTTTGAAGCCTACCGAGCGTTCGCATTGCTCCATCGCCTTTTGAGCTTCGAAGACACTGATTTCGAATTGCTTGCCGTCAATGCGGAGTAGCATTACTTACCTTCCCATTCGTCAATTCCGTCCATCTTTTCCGGTCGCGAGGTAACGACGTATCGTTGGTTCCAAGCGGCTGCGTAAACGGGTTGCCCTAACGAATTGCCCATGAACTTTTGAACGAACTGCGCCTTACCGATTCGTTTCAACGTGACGTTGCCGATCTTCAGTTTGTCGGGACGTGGAATTGGGTAGCCGACTCGTTCGGCGTAACCCTTCCATACAACTTCGATTCGACCTGATTGGGTTTCAACAAATCGTTCGACTCGCGACGATGTGTCCTTCTGGCCTAGCGTTGCTTCGGGATTGGTAGGATTAAATTCGTTTCCGGCCAGTTTTAAATCGTCGGGACCAACAGTAATTTGAATCGTTGTAGGGGTAGATTCATTGGTCTCTAGCCATGTTTCAAATTTGAGATAGCTCTTTCTCGGTGCGGGCTTTTGATTGTAGAGCTTTGCTGATCTTCTTGGTGGAGAGACGGGAACGATTGCACTTTGCGATGTCGATTCAAGGATCGCTCCCGAGCACATGTCAATAATTTGATCTTGCGTGTGATCGTGGATCAGCTTGCTTTGCCCGCGATGGGATTGAAGGGCTGCTACCGATGCTTTCCATTGCTGCCAGGTGCCTAGGCCGAGTGATTCACCGATCCCAGTTGATGCAAAGAGCCCTGAAAGTGCGGTGAGTATTGATTCATTGGACTCCATCAGCATTCGATAGCCGATTGATATGTTAAACGTGTTTCCGAACAATTCTTCTTCGATGTAGAAATCCTCAAAAAATACTGTCAGACCAGTAGAGTAAGCTAGGCGGCCATAGACAATCGCCATGAAAATCTCAATCGCTCTCGACCTTGGTTGCCCTTGAGCCAACTCGATGGAAGCTCGTATCGCCTGAGGCAAAGACGACAATTGTCTTCTTGACCAGTTTGCCGAATGATTAGCCCGAATTGCGATGACCCCAGCTGGATACTCATTCGGGCTTCTGATCTGAGCGTCGACGATAGAAAAGTCTGCTCGACGTTTGTCGAGCGAGAGCGACCACGTTGTTTCTCTTTCGTAGTTCGGCAAGTGACCGACGACAACCTTGTCTCGGTACGCATCGGCTGTATCGGGAAGTTGCCTTCCGACTCTCGACATTGCGATCTCTAAGTGGCCCGCGATAGTCCGCGTTGTGTATCCTGCCTTGTCGATTCGATAAGTCACTCCGTAATTAAGGGACATTAGGCCCGAGTATCGGTTGCATGCGGAGATACAAACTTCGCACTCCCAAACGACTTCAACCGCGTTGATGTGCCCGACTGCATCCCAAGTAATAACGCTTGGCTTCGGTCCAAAAGCAAGATCTCGCTTTCCACCTGCGCCATTTCCGTTGATGTCAAAATCGACTCCAAAACCTTCGTGATGGATCTGCAAATGCTGCCCTTGCTTGCTGAGTCGATCGCGAATGCGTTCAAAGTGCTCACCAGCTTTCCCAAGTGTGTCTCCATCTTCGGCATAAATCGTTGTCTCGACTCGAATTCGGTACCGGTTGTAAAGTATCGTTCGATTCGCCTCGTCTGGTTGCATCGTCGCGTTGACGGTGATGTGCGAATACTCGTTGAATCGATAGCCGTTGTAGGTGACTAGATCGGCGCTCATGGTTCACCTCCTAGTCCGTTTCCTTGTTGCGGTGCTTTCTGCTTCGGTGCTTGATTGAATCCGAGAATTGCATCAAAGAGAGGATCGCGATCGTTCTTCATGTCAGGCAAAACGTCTCTGAACTCGTTAATTGCGTTTGCCATTTCCTTGATCGATTTTTCGAGTTCGCCTTGTGCTTTTATATCGTCCTTCGGATCGTTAATGGTTAGCTGAGCTACGCCGTTGTTTACTGAAGCAATTCCTACGTCAATTCCGCGTATAATCACATTCAATCCGTCCACAAGCATTTCGAGAGCTGGAGCCCCTTTCAGCACAATCTCATAAATCTTAGTTTGCAGTTCGTACATCGATTCGTTAAGCCGATTATTGGCGGTTTCTAGGCCTGCCAACTCTCCTCCGATTCGATTCGCTCGATCCAGCCGAGCCAGTTCCATCGTTACTTCGGCTTGCGCTCGAACGCTCGCAATCTGTGGCGACAAATCCTCTAGTTCACTAGCCAGACTTTCGACAGCATCCATCAATATTTTGACCGTGATAACCGTTGCCGCTATACCGGCCCCAAATCCAACAAGAGCAATTGCAACCGGTGCGGCTGCTGCTGCAACGGCTCCTAGGCCTGCGGCTGCCTCAGCCGCTCCAATTGCGGCTCCGCCTGCTGCCGCTTCCGTGGCCGCACCGGCAGCAGCTCGTGATGCGGCTCCGCCAGCAACTCTCGCAATGCCAGTTTCGGCCTCACCGGCCACTTTGGAGGCTCTAGCTACCGTGTTTGCTACGCCAGAAACTGTTCTTCCAAACCTAGTGTTCTTGATTCCAAATTCTTCTAGTTTTCTGTCGACATAGTCCACTACTCTGGCCAACTTGTAAGTATTCTCTTTGCTTTCACTGTCGCCTTGAGAGTTTCGCTTACTTAGCTGCTTTGAATTAACTTGAGTCAAAGCGTCGATCGACTCAATCAGTTGGTCGATCGAGTCAATTAGCCTTTGTTCCTGCCCTTGCACCGGCGGTGCTTGAACGTGCCAAGCGGGGAGCGGTGGAGGGATCGAAGCTGCTTGGCTGGATGGTTCGGTTGATTGTACCGGGGGTGGAGTGACTTCCGAGTGCGAGCCCCCTGTAGACGCGACTGCGGAAGATTGGACAGGTGGAGGGCTAGGTAGAGTCGCTGGCTGAACTGGAGGAATAGACGGAGCATTAGACGCCACTGGCGTTGGATCATTGAACGCCGCTTGTTGTTGTGGATCTTCACCGACTAGGGTTACCTTTAGCTCGACTGACATAGATCGTCTACTTGACTCGCAATCGAAAGGGCAATCTGTTGGAATTGGACAATCACCAGCGACCAAACGCGGAGAGCGACATCGAGGTTACAAGCGGGCATTCCAGCGAGCTTCAAGAACTCGCAGAAGTCAGCAAGCTCTTGCTCGCCAGGTGCAGAGCGCCCCGATTGCTCTTGAATCGATTGAATCTTGAGCTTTAGGGGAACGACGTCGTATTGCCAATCGACTTCGGTACCGTCAGGCATAGTTATCCTGAGCGTTGGTCGCTTCGTGACAATCTCGATCGCTTTGGGCTGTGCTGGCTTCGATCGAAACCAGTTGCTAAGTGCTTGAACCAAAGACCGGCCCTCCTACTGCTGCCATGTTGGGATAGTGCATGAGCCTTACCGGAACTTCCTTCAGGTCTGGAGCCAAAAGGGTTTCGACGGGATAGTTGTGATGCAAGGCTGTGTAGGGCAGCGTGATCGTCGCCGCCGCGTCGTTGTAGGCGCTTGTCCCAGTGATGGCGGTGAGGACCATTGATCGAGCCCGAGCGGTTGGGCTACCACTTCCCTGTCCACGAACATCCATCAATCCGATGATTCCGAGTTCCCATTCGTCGCCGACGGTATCGGTGTACGCGTAGAGCAAATCGAGAATGCCAGCCGAGTCCGCTTCGATCATGCGAAAGGAGCTAGTTCGGTTCTGTCCGCGATAGATCGCGTCTTGAACGGTGTCGGCTCCCAAGTGGCCGGTGATAACTTTCTTAAAGACCTCATAGGACATACGAATACCGTCAGCCGTTTGGCCCAAAGCCTTGCTGTTGTAGGCAATCGTGTATCCACCGGCGATAAAATTTCCCATAGTGCGTTAGCTCCTTAGCGGCTCCCAAATTCTTCGTTTGATGCCCAGTTTTCGACAGTTCTCAAGGCATTGCGGACAGTTGATTGCTTCGATGTCGCCGCTTGCGGCTTCAAGGTTTGTGTACGTTGCGAGGTAGGCTCGCTTCTCATCGCATGCGAGTGCGTAAGACACTCCACCCTTACCTCGGATTGGACCGCCACGAACCGGGATAAGCATGTGAGTGAGAACAAGGACGCCTACCAAGGGAGGAGCGTTCGCCCCGCACTTCGGACACGAAACGTGCGCGTGCTCGATCGGAAACTCAAAGTTCTCGCCAGGTATCTCGCGGCATTTCGGATTACGACAAAAGCCCCTTGCAGGGTTCTTGACGCTCCGATCATCTGGCATGATTACGCTGCTCATGGTTTGCCCTATTCTGCTTCCCATACCAAACCAGATTCGATCTGGATGCTATTAACGTCTTCAGTAAGGAGCCCCGTTGTCGGAGTCCAGTTGGTTCTTGCTCGCATGTAACGTGCGCCCGAGAACGTGACCGATCTCGCGAGTGCGACGATTGGATCCGCCGGCGGTCCGGCCATTTGTGCCGCGTCGTATGGATCTCGGAAGATCATTCGCGGTGACAACTCAGGGTTGAACGTGCGAAAAGGCTCAGGCCACTCACCAATCAAGTTCGAACTGAGATACGCAGGGACATCGCCCGTAATATCCGCGATTGTGTCGGTCAGAAGCTCCGATGCCGCATCGAGAACCGGATAGTTGTTATCTAGGCTCGATATGACTCGTTCGAGAACTGGAGCCATTCCAGCAAGTAGTTGCATGAATACCGATTCCCGACGATCGCGAGCAACTTCGGTGACTCGGTTGTAAACCGTGACCTTGACTGAAAAGACAAGATCGATCACACCACCGCTTGATCTGTGCCGCGGACCCATCGACATACCAGCCGGGCTCACTGCGATGTAGAGCTTCGGTGCAATCGCATCGGGTAATTGCCCTTCCATTTCGTGACCGCATTGTTTGTCGTTCAACGCCAGGTCCGTAACGAGCTTGTTTCGAATAGCTTGGAGTAAGCAGATTTCCGCGATGAACATTTAGGCGACGCCTCCCCGAGCGATCGAAAGCTCGATCGCCGTTGATAGGGCTCGCATGCCAGCGTTCAGGATGTTCTCTGCCCATTGCATCGGGAAGGAGTTTTCATCCGGCATGATTGGTCGCCTTGGCAGACCGTTCAATCCTTCGTGATGGGCTCTCGCGTACTTGACGTTCGTACCGACAACAACGCCATTCTCAAGAAGCGAAAAGACTTGTTGCTCGCCGCCATCGAGATAGGGACGCTGGTAGGAGTCGCCGGAAATCTGCCCGACCGAAAGGCTATTCGCGAGGATCCCGGTATCTCGAAGAACTTCGTGTTCTCGATTACCGTACACTTCGAGCTTCGTCTTGGCTCCGCGTTGCTTCATAACGGCCCAAGCGATTGAAGCTGCTTTGGCTTTGGCTGCGGATAGAGGCATGCTCGCTGCAAACCTCGCTAATCGGCTACCGTACATCTTTCGCCACTCCTTTAGTTCGGCTGCGGACAATAGGCCACTATTGCCCCCTGGAGCGAATCGGTTTCCTCTTCCGAGTCCTGCGGCCTTTTTGAGCGTTGATTGTTCACCCGGCCCAAACCTGCGGCTGTACGCCAGCGTTTTCGGTGATAGTCGCTGCCACTTCACCCCGTCAGCCCCGGTACCGCCGCGAGCTTTGACAATGAAGTCCTGATGGATGTCCGATAGGAGCGTTATTCCCATTGCAAGGAACACTCCCCGAGCTGCTTCGCTCCGCGCATTGCCAGTGAGCGACGCGAGCAATGCACGAATGATTCGTGCTGCTTCGTGTTTGCTACCTTGGAATGCGACGGTGGACATTACTGGAAGCTCTCAGGGAATCGATCGACTCGACGTGCTAAACGGGACGTGCTCATGTCCGAGCAGCCGGACACAACGCGAACTTTCGATTCGGGATAGAACCGATCGACGTGAAGGTTCGACCAGCCAGGTGCGTTCGAGTTCTTCGGACGCATCGGGGTTCCGTTCTCGTCGGTGAGCGGGAATCGACCGTCGGCTATTTGGTCGAGTAGTCCGTCCTTCTGCGTGAGTTCCTGATAGCGAAACTCAAGAGAGGCCGGTGGAGGGTTCGCCCGGCGAAAGCAGAGCGTTCGCAAAACGATGATGCACCACACTTCGATCATCAACGGCGAGTTATCGAGATTCGCGTACTCGTATCGCCTCGATAGCTTCGAAGCGATGTAGCTTCCCGCGTAGACTTGGCAGTCGTAAAGAACGTGATCGTTCTCTTCCTCATCGGCTGGAAGATCTTCGCCTACAGTCCCTTCGTCGTCGGTTTCTGTGTGATTGGACCATGACCTGATTCCGTACGCGCTCATGTACCGCGTAAGCGCGGCTTCATCGCCGAGTGGTGGCGGGAGTACGGTTGGGTAAGTCATTGCGTTGTCCCTTCACAAAAAAAGCTTCACGCGACGGGCAATTCGCGGAGGCTTTCGAGTCCCGGCTAGGGCTGGAACTAACTCGCTTAGTAAACTAGGGTGCCGACTGCGAGAGCCTTCGGAATGTGGTTGACGATGAGTGCGTTATCGAGCGTGAAAAGCTCCGTTGCTGTCGGGTTCGATCGCTTGACCGACCAGGCTGCAAACCCGATCTTTTCGTTCTCTGGTGCTCCGTCGTATTCAGCGATTGGCTCTGATCCTTGATAGCATTGGACAACAGGGTCGCCAGGTTCGAAGCCAAAGAAGATCCCTTTGTTGTCTGGAACGATCGGCTGTAGCGATTCGGTTGAGTCGTAACCAAGATCGATAACTTCGTCGGTGACGTAGAACGTGCAACCAGGGAACGATCGAAGCTCGACTATCAAGACGTTCTTCATTGTCTTGCCAGGTGAGACTTCAACATCGAGCACTTCATACCGGAGATATGGAGGCATCGAGGTACCGTGTTCCTCTTGAACCACGTTATTGCGTCGGATGTAGTTGAAGATCTGATGCGTGATCAAGGCCCCTGCCAAGCGACCACCGCAAAGACGCTGAAACGCTCGATTGATCTTCCCAAGGTGATCGGGAATATCGCAATCCGCGTTCGACCACGATGTACCGATGATGTCGCCCTCACCGAGCATGTCGAGCTTGGTCTTGTTCCCGGCTGGCATCTGGAAGTTGATTTGAATTCCGCTGCTGTACGAGAACTTGACGTCATCGCCATCGACGGTGTAGTACAGCGAATCGCGAAGCATGCCGATAAGCATTGCTTTCCGCCAGTTTGCCGACTTCTCACCGAGGTAATCGGTTTGACGTGCGATCATGTCAGCACCCGACTTGTCTCGGACGGCTGGATCGCTGATCTTACTGAGGTTATGCAGGATTTCAGCCGGTAGGCTGAGCGAGTCGTGCATACGAGGGTAAGTGAAGAGGGTTTGACCCATTGGGTTTCCAGCCGATCGACCGGCTGCGGTACCAGGTGCTCGACCGAGGGCTACCTTTCGAGTGTGATCAAAGATATTGAACGCACCTTGGCGTCCGTGACCTTCGTACACTTCGTTTTTGCCACCTGGACCCAAGCCCATCAGATTGATCAACCAATCCGACGTCTTAGCCTTTTGGCTGATTACCTTCGTCAACACTTGTGGCGAAAGTAGGCTTTGTAGTGCTGCCATCGCGAAACATCCTGTTACAAACTGAAAATGAACGTGGTTTCTGCCACCTAGCCGGATTGCTCCGAACTAGGTGGCTTCAATTGGGATTTCGAATTAAGCGATCGTTGCCGTTCCGAGTTGGACGGTACTGATCCACTTGAGTGTGCCGTTGACGTAATCGCTGTAGATGTCGCACTGAGCACCGATCTGCGCACCACCTGTGCTAAACGTGATCGAGTCAGCCGCTAGATCGTTGATCGTGACGATGTTGTCGCTAGACCCGTTCGAAGCAATGATCAAGTTTTGTGCTACGGTGTTCAGGAACTTGTAGGACAAACCAGTCGCCAAAGCTGGAAGAGTCAGCGTTACAGCACCCGCACCAGCACAAACAAAGGTTGCTCCGTTTTCCGCTGCGGTAATATCGCCGGTTGCGGTCTTGAGAATGGTTCTCGGGGTCACGCCTGCGAGATAACCCATTGGGTCGTCATCGAGCACGCACCCTGCCATCGCGAGCACTCTTCGAGCAAGGTATTGATGAGCACTACTTGTGAGAGCCGTTCCAAGAACTAGCAAAGCTGCGGCCCGCAAAGGAGCTTGCAGAACAACAGGTCCGAATCGTTCGGCTGCGTCGGCTGCGTATCCTTCGACCATTACAAGCTCATGCTCGTTGACACCACCTAGATACTGCGTTCCGTCGGTTGCAGTTGGATCCCAGTGTGCGTACTTGCTATCGGCTGTCAGCTTACCGACCAGCAAGCCAGGCCGAATAACGGTTGTGGGCGATGAGCCAGCGTCGCGCAGCGTGTTGCTGTACTGAGCTTGCCCCCGCATGATCTTTTGTCGGGAAGCATCGCCACCCCAAAAAATCTCGCGAGTCGTTGTGGTGACCGCGGCGCGTACGCCTGGTAGGCCGAGTTGTTGATTAAGCATGGTCAATTGGTCCTAAAACTACTTATCGGGGTCACCGCCGAGAGCCCTTACGGCGTCGGCAAATTCGGAATGGCTTCGACCGCCCCCGGAGGTGATCGAGTCGGGTGGTTCAACTACAGAGAGCTTTTGCTTGATCGCTTCAGTCTTTTGTTGACTCGACCAGTAAGCCCCTTCGGGAACGGTCTCGCGATCTTCGATAAAGTGATCGACTCTGTTTGGCTTGAAGCTGCCGTCATCGGTCATGCTCATTCGCACAGTCCCGAGAGTTCGCAGCATTGAATCGTGTTCGTGTGGAGTGCAGCGACCCGACTTGAGGATCGCAGCGAGTCGATTGGTTGTGTTCGACTTTTGTTGCTCTCGCAAAGCTCGTTCGGCGACTTCTGCGCGATCGAGAGCTTTACGTTGCTGAACGGACATAGTTGCAATGGTTGGCGTTACCGGCTGCGGCATCGCATCGGTAGCTTCCATGTCGGCTTGATCGTCCGCTTCGTCGTCGTCAGCACCTTGAGCGCTAAGCAATGCGGTTAGGGCGACTCGCAAGTGGGAAATGAGATTGGCGTCGGTCGTGTCATCGGGAAGCGTTACGCCGTACTCACCGAGCAGATTGAGCACACTATCGAGTAGGTCGGGAGCTTGTTCGCCTTCAGCCCCAATGGTTTCAGTTGGCGACGCGTCGTCGCTTGGTGTTTCGGTGGCGTTGGTTGTATCGGTCGCCCCTGGATCCGTTTCGCTTGGCTTGGATTCTTCTTCGTCGTCGGGCTTGTAGTCCGATCCCATCTTCTGAATGCCGACCGCCAAAGCTGCCTTGAATCGAGCCCGACGAGCAGCGTGAGACCGATTTCGTTGTGCTTTGGTTGGGACCGACATACCTTTACGCTCCAAGAAAAAGGGCTTGCTCGCGCCCATTCGAATTGCTGGGCAAACTCGCTGCCCCATGCGAACCAAAGGGGTGAAGCTGCTTTGGCTGTGATCAACCGGCCAATCAACCAAGTCGAAGGAGGTTAGCGCGTCCTCGTAAAAGTTCCCGGCCCCGTCCTTCCATCTCGGATGGACAACCGGAGAGACATAGATCGAGTTCGTCGAGACCAACTTCGTTGCATCTGGTTCGAGCGTGTGAAGTACGATTTCAGCCGATCGTCCATCGGGATTGACCTTGAAGCTCTTGAGCTTGCCGACCGTGTTTCGGGCTGACCTGCTCTTGCGTTCTTGGAGTTCCGATAGCTTGATTGGCTCCAGCAGCTCCTCGTCATTTGAATGATCGAAGTGCGACGGGATCGCGTAGCCTACGCTCTGGATTGCGTTGACCTGCCGCTCCCAATGCTTGAGTCGTTCGGGTGTTACTTCCACAACGCCATCAGGCGAGTGATAGACACCAACAGCAAGCATCGTCTTGGCAAATTCACCTTCCATGCCGGAAGTTTTGCCGTCATATCGCTATGGGTAAAGCGACTTTAGAATAGATTTGTCCGTTATGTGCGTTGTGTGCGAAATGAGCGTTTGAGGGAAGGGAAATAGTCGATTCAATACTCCGACCTAACATCCCTTCCACCGCGACTCTCGTAGAACTTCGATCGAGCACTAACGGATCCCGCGATGAGTTTCTTGCATGCGGGACAGATGCGAACTCTTGCTTTGTCGGGGCTTTGGAACCACATGCCACAAGGCCCGAGACATCGAACGCGAAAGGTCTCTTTCTTCGCTTTTGGCTCGACGTTGTCGTTGCCCATCGCTAACTCGCTTGAAGAATGTCGACCGATGGAATGACACCATTTGTAAACGTGATGACTCGATACGGGTTGCTCAATTGGCCCCCGTTCATGTTGTAGTTGGTGATCGTCTTAGCTCGAACATCATTGCGAGCTTCGAACAATCCACCGGCCTGGTTTACCGTCGTGATCGTCGAGGATGTTTCGAGACTGAACTGACCCGAGTTCAGATTGAGAGTCGTAAGCGTTCCATCTTCGAGACGACACGTTTCGTTTTCGACGGTAAGAGTTGTGATCGCACCGCGGATCGTCACCTGTCCGGCTGCTAGTACCGTAGCGACCGTTGCACCGGCCCCGATCGTGAGTAGTGCTCCCTCGTTGCACCGAGCGATCGAGGCTTGACCTGTATCCGCTTCCGACGGCAACAGATTGACGGTTCCCCCGAGAGCGTGTACCTGTGCGCTTGAGTGATTCGTTTTCAGGTCCACTGTGCCCCGATGAACAACTATGGTCGAGTTGGCCGATTCGGTGCTGATACGCGTTCTGGATCCACCGAGGATTGTGACCGATGCCGAACTGATCGTTAGGTAGGTCGCTCGATACTCGTTGTAGCCCGATTCGTTTTCGTCCGGCAATCCGACATAGCCCTGCGACTGAACGAACTTGGCAAGCGTCAAGCCCGTAGGAAAGCCGTAGCGGATCTCTACCGGAGCTTCGACATAAACCTCATCGCTGTTGACTGGAACGGCTGCGGTAGACCAATTCACCGCGTTATCCCAGTGATATGGTCCGGTCGGGTTCACCGTCGTCGAAATGCCGATCGTTCCACTACCCGAAGCCTCGCTAACCGTGAGCGTAAAAGGGATCCCTGCGGTTCCTGTTGCGGTGATGACTGCGGACACAACCGTAAAGTCGATCTCTTCGAATTCTGCTTCGGTGGAAGCGTCAGCAAGAGCTTGCAGACCGGCTGCGACTAACGCGGGAGTGTCGCTCGTTTGGACGACGTACTTTAGGAACTTGCCGTTGCAAGTGATCGTAGCCGTCTCGCCAGCCGACCAGGTACCGCCAAGCGTAATTTCGTCGACTTGCGATACTGCTTGTGCGATGCCAAGGAATCTAAGTTTGCTCATAGTTGGAACCCATTGGAACGGGGAAGTGTTTAATTGAATCAATGACGCGAACAGCAGGATATTCGTTGTCTAGGTACTGGTAGTCGTCAGGGAGTTCGGATTCTTGAACCCAAAAATAGTTGGACTTGCGCGCGTGTGCTGTTAGACGAAAGAAGCGAACTATCTCAGACTTGCGAACCCTCTTGAGCCCTCGTTCATCCCGCTCGAACTTTATCGCCCCGGTCTCACACAATCGCGAAATAGTCCAGCCGTGATAACCAACCAATCGCCCGGCCTCTGCCATACAGAGCCTTGGATCTTCGCGATGTGTAACGAAGTGAATCTTCGGTGGCTCAGGCATGTCGCCTCCGAGCTGCGGCGGTCGTACTGGTTCGAGTGGTTCAGATGGAGCGGCATTCGTCGCGGTCATTTGTTTGCCCTTCTTTCGACTCAAGTTACTAGCCCTCCCCAAGATTGACCGCCAGCTTTGGTGACGTAGCAAGCGTAGCTAGTCACGTCGATGCGATCGGCTGGCTGATCGGGTAGTCCCGTCCAGGTCGTCAATTCGCGAACGTAACCAGGGATCCAGGGTTCTTCGGAGTGTGGTAGAAACAGTTGCCCAAATTCGATTCGACTGAGCATCCCACTAGCAACCGCGCGTTCGAGCTTCGCTCCCGACGAAGTGTCTCCCATTCCTGGGATTACCGGGCCAACAAGCTCTTTGGGACACGACTTGATTTCGTGTGCGAGCGGTTGACCGTGATGAGCATTTTCAATGTATGCCCGATTGACGTTCCATGTCTTCAAAACCTCCGGTATGTCTACTTTGAGCTTCGGCCAATCTACTTGGCTCGCGTAACAGTAGCGAAGAAACAAAAGGTTTCTCAGTGTCTCTTGACGTCCCTCGTAGGAGAACGTGTAGCTTGGCAAATGATCGAACACCAAGCATGCTGAGTTGCTTGGTGTCTTTCCTTGCTTAGCTGCGGCTGCTTTCTCTTTCGAGGTTCCTGCCGTGTCGACTGTTGCCAATCGTCGGCATTTCGCAAAAGGTATTTTATAGACATTCCCTTGGTAGGGAACGACGTAGTTGTGATCTTCGATCGAGAATTTACGACTTAGCCATTCCGTATCGATGATCGCTCCCTCGGATACTCGCCAGTTTCCACCGAGCAACCGCATTCGTTCGATGCGTGGCATGCTCATTAGTTTCGCTTTGTACCCTGGATCCTTCTCCATCAGGATCTTGTTATCGTCGAGCGTAGCGGGCACAAACGTAACCGATAGAATCTGCTCGCCGGGAATGTGCGGGTACTCCGCCTGAAGCTCCTCCCGACTATCGGCCCAATGCAGTGTGTCGTCTTCACGTCGGACGAAGTATCGAAGAACTCCCGTTCTCGATGCGATTGGGTAACCGTCTTCACCAATCCACCAGGCGATGAACTGAGCGACCCAGGATCCCGCGTCAGGATTGCAGGTCGCTCGAACGTAAGGCTTGATCCCGCAAGTCGATCGATTTCGCGAAAGCAGATAGAAGAATTGCGACTCGGTGAAGTGGGTCAATTCATCGAAACTTATGTTGGCATACTGATGCCCTTGATATTCGTATTTGGTGTTCTCGTATTGCAGTTGTCGAAACCGAACATTGGCCCCGCTCTTGAAAGTAGCATCGAGGTCGCTTCCCTCGCGCATCTTTGCCCCGGCTGGTCGATACAGCCCGTTCGCTTCCTCCCACAATCCACCGCCACCCATAATTTGTGGATAGGTTCGCCGGAAGATGACAGCACGATAGCCAGGGTTGTGGATCCTACGAAGGGGCTCGCCGCAAAGTAGCCAGGTCTTACCGCCCCCTGCCTGTCCTCCGAAGATGAGAATATCCGCTTTGCTCTTAAGCGCTGCCGTCTGTGGTCCCGGCTGCGGTCGTATCGTTTCCGTTCTGACCATTGCCCTCGCGTCCATCGTCAGGAAACTCATAAACCCGAATAACGCTATCGCCGTCAACCTTGGCATCCACCTCGATTTTCTGACCATAGCCTCGATTCCTTCCGAGTCGCGACAACACAAATTTGATCGCTTCGAGCTTGCCCGCGTTCACCGCTTTGACAAGCCCTCGCTCTGCGTTGTCGAGCAGTTCTTCACGTTGCTCGTAGACCAGTTCTTTCAGTTCGGGATTGGAATTGATCGCATTGCGAATCGACTCGATTTTGCAGCCGAGCGTTTTCGCGATCGCGGAAATGTAGCCACCGCAATCGATGATCGCGAAAGCGATCTCTTGTTCTGTGTAGTCGCCCGGTACCGCCATGATGCTACTGGTTGAATTCCACCGTAACACCCGTTACGGCTTCGTAGAGCTTGAAGCTATTCGTCCCAGTGTTCTTGACGAAGCAATGCTCTTGCCCTGGAAACACTCGACACGTCGTATGGTTCGCGGTTCCTGAGCCTAGAGACTTCATCAAGATCGCCTTCTTGTTGAGGTCAGCCGACGGGTTACCGCGTACCTGGAGGTCGAAATCGCCTGTGATATCTTGAGCCGTTGTTGTGATTGCTGTTGCTGCCATTCTGCCATCGCCTAAATTAAAAAGTTGCCGGATTCAGCTAGCCACGCAATGTCCGCATCGGACAGTGCCACGTTATCCACAATCAAGTCCGCAATGTCGCCTAGTCCAGTAATTGAATCATCAGGCGATTGAGTCCCAAGTAGTAATAGTAGACCCATTCTTCCACGTCCTATGCAAGAGTAAGAGCGATGGAACGGACTGTTCCGTCACCGCCCTTTGCTTTGATTGTCAAAGTTGTATTGTTTGTTAGTTCGAATACTACGTCTCCGTTATCAACTGGAGTCACTGAATTACCGGGAGTAAAACCAAACGTACCATTTACGTCCAGTTTATAATCTGGTGAGTTCTCGTTAATTCCAACTTTACCTGCTGGACCGTAGGCCGAAGCACAAAAAACAACGTCGCCATCTGGATTGAAAAAAGCATATGACTGGATTCCGTTACTGACGTGACGCCCATGTATGATCAATGCGCCGCTGTCATTCCCGAACAGCGTGTCATGCCTTACAGAAATTCCGAGGATATCTAGCTGCGATGCACTTGCATTTGTTTTTTCAAATAACAATTGCATGTAGTCATCTGCACCACCAATTGAAACTGAGGGAAGCTTTCCAGGAGCCGCACCCAAGATAACTGAAGCCAATCCAGGTGAAGTGTATGCTGATCCAGCAATCAATGTTCCACTTAAGACCGTCTCAGTTACGCTGCTATTTCCAATCACAACCTGATTGCTTTTAGTGTTATAGGTGTTGTAGCCGATGCACACTGAATTAGTTAAATCGACTTTGTGCAGTCCACTAGACCCCGAACCTGCTAGATACCCAATCGCTACCGAGTTAGTTCCAGTTGTAACCGCTGATCCTGCCTCAATCCCGATGCCAACATTATGGTGTCCCGTTGTCACCTGTCGCATCGATTCATTGCCGACACCTATGTTGTAGTCACTGTCAGCGTGTCCGGTCTGCGGCCCGGCGTATTCGCCGATATATAGGTTATAGTCGCCTAGCGTGCCGTCTCCAGCGTAGGAACCGATCAGGATATTGTGGTTTCCCTTTACCACACCAAGAACACCACCCCCACAATACGAGCCAACAAACAGATTCCAGTCTCCCGCTTCGTGCTGAGATCCCGCAACATAGCCTACAGCAGTATTTTGGCTCCCAGTCGCGTACCGAAGACAAGAATCACCTATAGCAGTGTTGCTGTAATGTTCTGTCGCATTCGCACAGGTCAGTGGACCGATTGCAACGATACCATTCCCGATAGTTGTCGTCGCACATGCCGATACACCCATCACAACGCTGTCTGCTAATTGCGATATCTTCGGTGAACCCCAACCAATGTTTGAACCAACTAGAACAACACCATTTCCAGCAAAATTCGGCCCTATCCTCCGCCCGATCGACACTGAATTAGTTGACACATCGAATGCGTTCAGTTGGTACGAAGAAGATTCCCAACGGCTGCCAGTGTAGATGAAACTAAGTTCAATCGTGTTTGATGCAACTATCGGAATCTCAGTAATCAGCTCTTGCCGATTCAGGCAATAGAACTCTGGCACTGTAATTGTGTGATCTGTAGCATCGTTCGTCACTCTTAGGATCGTCGATGTTCCAACAGTTGGACTTGGATTTGCAAATACAAACGTAGCATTTGTCTTTATAGACTTCGTATTGACATATTTAGATTCATCAATAGCGAACGCCGCCATTGGTGTATACGCTAAAGTTGTAGCTAGATTTGTCAGCAAACTCCCATCAACTGCCGGTAGCTTTGCATCTGCCGTTAGCCTGACAATCTTATTCGCTGTTGTTCCTACTTCTGAATCATCCAGCTTTGCATCGAGAGCCGTTTGCGTTGCTGACGAGATTGGCTTGTTTGCGTCGGAGGTATTGTCGACGTTACCAAGACCGACCTGTGTTTTTGTTACGCCGTGGGGATTGGACGTGTTCCCAGTGTGCGATGTTATAGCTGCCGTTACTCCCGCAAGTAGCGTTTCCGGCTTGAGCTTCTTGCTAGTTCCGCTTGGCGACATCGAGGTATCGGAAACATCGACGGCGAGCAGCAAGTCGTTTGCTGTGTCAATGACGGACATTAGGGTTAGTTCTGATGTCTTCATAATGATTAAGTTCTGTATCCTCTCGTTGATGCTAAGGCTGTGATTTCTGCACCGGACAAGACACGATCAAACAATCGAATATCATCCAACTTTGCTGTCGCATATCTTGGATCGCCGGGATCGTACCCTCCGATGAATGTAGTCAATGTTCCTGTAGAGGATACTGCTACGTCTGCGAGAGAATATACGGAAACTCCATTGATGAATACTTCCAGTAAGTTGGCCGATGATTTTGTTGCCGTCACATGCGTCCAAGTGTTTGTGCTAAATGAGTAGCCGCTATTTAGCCATGCCACGCCCTCATATGCGAGCGTTAGGATGAGTCCGCTGGATACTAGTGTTCCGTCTCCAACTCCTATTCCTAGCCCAGTTGATCCACCGACTTTAATAAATGCTCCATTGTTTGCGGATGCAACCTTAACCCAAAGGCTTATGCTTACGTTCGAATTGAGCGAAACCGCTTCGGCTGCCGTAACTTGTTCGTCAGTTCCTCCAAAACTCAAGCAGTATTTAGCATCATCCAGAGTCCAATCGGACTCTGGTTCCATATTGATTAATGTTCCTACCTTTCCGTTCCCGCTAAGGTCTGCGAGGGTTATGGTACCTGCGTTTATTGTGTCTAAACTTGGGCACCACCAGCCCCTTTCGTCTCCGAGTCCGCGAATGGCACCAGCAGAAGATGCAGATAAAGGACTGTTTGGTAAGATATCAAACAAACCAGATCGGATAGGCGAATGGAACGATTTCATCTATTCGCCTTTCTCCGAGAACAATCGGCTGATTCGAGCGAAAGCAGCCTTGACGTACTGATCTTGCTCTTTGCTGACTAATCCAACGAAAGCAGATATCCCAAGGAGGTACAAAGGGCTAGCACCGTCAAGATTACCGAACCCAAGCCCAATAGCCCCCACAGCGAAAAACCCGCTGGAACCACCAAGGCCCAGGATGCGAACAACACTGATACCATCGGCATCGCGTGCAGATCGAGAGAGCGACGCACAAAATGCGACCAGCCAGCACACTGCGTAGATTCCGACTTGTTCGTTATTGAATCCATACACTTGTCACCCGATCAATGATAGGTCCACTAAAGCCCGCTACCGATTGCCCGCACTGCCATCAAGTAATCTTTCACATCAACTAATCCGAGCCTGTCTAGCTCGTTTTGGTTCGCTTTGCGCCAGGGCGTCCAGTCGATCAATGCCGAT